AACTGGAGCAGCACATACACTATCAACAGAAGTTAATTTGATTCCTAGTTTCTTTGAAATACCATTTAAATCTAATTTCTTTAATTCTAAAGTTGATGATGTAGTGTACTTTAATCCTAGACAATCTGTGGGTATAGCAACAACAGTTGGTATATCATCATCAATAAGTGTATCAGTTGGTGATACTACGACTACAGTATCGGTTCCTGCTCAAAGCATATATTTACCAAATCATCCTTTTAAAACTGGACAACAAATTACTTTACAAACTGATGGTAATAGTGCTATCCAAGTATCAAAAGACGGGTCTAATTCATCCAATCAAACTTTTACAATTCCATTCATAGGATCAAGTCAAACTCTATTTGCTATCAATAAGTCTCCAAATTACATTGGGATAGTAACTCAAGTTGGTTTAACTACATCAACTAATGGATTGTTCTTTAGATCTAATGGTGATAATTATTTTAAATATAGATTTGAATCTAATTTTAACAAAGTAACAGGAAATGCTGAAAGAATAAATTCAAGAGTTAGTCTAACAACAGCACACAATCTATCTCTTAATGATATTATTAGTTTAAATGTAGATTCAGATAGAACTGTAGGTGTTGGAACATCTAACTCTGTTAGAGTCAAATATAATTCTATAATTGATAGTTTACTTATAAATCAGGTAGGATTTACTTCTGCTGGTATTAATACTTCTAGTAATGAAATAACGATAAATTCTCATGAATTTAAAACAGGTGATAAGGTTTATTATGATGCAGATGATACTGTAGCTAGCGGTCTTAACACAGGAAAATATTTTATTTACAAATTAGATAGTAATAGAATAAAATTATCAGAAACATTATATGATTCTAAAATTATACCACCTAATGTTGTAAATATAGTCTCAATTGGTGGATCCCAACATCAATTATCTTTAATTGACCCTCCAATCGAAGTCGTAAGAAATAATAGTTTAAAATTTGATCTCTCAGATTCTTCTTTAGTCGGATTAGATTTTAAAATATATCAAGATAAAGATTTTAAAAACGATTTTATCTCTACAGGTAATACAAGTGTAAATATAGTTTCTACATCAGGGACAATTGGTGTTACGCCAACAGCGTCTCTAACTATTAACTATTCTGATGATAATTTAACAAATTTATTTTATAATATAGAAAAATCAGGTTTCATAAGCACATCAGATTTTGATATTAGCAATCCTTTAGAAATATCATATGTTGATAGTAGATACAACAATGATTATAAAGTAATTGGAGTTGGAGAAACTTTCTTTGATATTAGATTAAATGAAAAACCTGAAATTTTAACATATGATACAAATAATTCTAGTCAATTAAAATATTCCACCACATCAAAAACTGCAAGTGGATCTATAAATGATACTAAGTTAGTTTTTGGTGGTATTGAATATGCATCAATGCCAAAATTTGTTAGTGTTGCTTCTACTCAAGGTATAAATGCCAAAATTTTACCAGAATCCTCTAATACTAATAAAATCGAAAATGTAGAAATACTAAATGTTGGATTTGAATATCCATCGGACAAAACTTTACGCCCAATAGCCAATTTAGCTCCTGTTATATCTACAAAAAATTCAAATAAAATTACTTCAGTTTTAGTTAACAATGGTGGAGAAAATTATTTAAGTGAACCTGAATTAGTAGTTCAAGATGTTGAAACAAAAGAAATTGTAGATAGTGGATTTTTGAAAGCAAATATTAGTCCAGCATCACAAGCAATAACCTCTGTAGATATTGTTAGAACTCCCTTTGGTATTGGAAACTGTGAGGTTTTTGCTAAAAACAATACGAGTGGAATACCAATTACAAATATTGCAGTTGGTGGTACGATTATAACAAATGATACTGTAGGTATAGTAACTGTAACTCTTGCCACTCCTATTTTAGGTTTTTCAACTGCACCATTTGAAGCGGGAGATAAAATTTTTGTGGAAAATGTAGAGAATGAATATGGAAATACCTTTAATTCTCCAGAAAATAAATTTGCATTCTATCCAGTTACTAGAATAGTTGGTGGAATAAATCCTAATCCATTTAAATTAGAATTTAATATTAACGAATTAGTTTCAAATCCAGGATTAGCAAAAACTATTCAGAATTTTGGATCTGTAATTAATTTTAAAAATTATCCACAATTTACAGTTAACACTGAATTATCAAAATTTATTATAGGTGAAAAAATATTAGTATCTAGAAATAATGGTAATTTTGTCAATTTTGATTTAGTTTTAAATCAAGTATCAAATAGTTATATAAAAGTCTTAGGAACTTTTGATTTAAAAGTTGAAGATAAGTTAAAAGGATTCTCTTCTGGTGTAGTAGCTACTATAAACACAATATTCAAAAATAAAGGTGAATTTAAAGTTGATTTTTCATCTGAAAAACTACTTGGATGGTCAAATGATGTTGGTAAATTAAATCAAGATTATCAAGTAATTCCTGATAATGATTACTATCAATTACTATCATATACTATTCAAAGTCCAATAGAGTATCAAAAAATAGTAAGTCCTGTAAATAAATTAGTTCATACAACTGGACTTAAAAATTTTGCAGATGTGGGAATTACTTCTTTTATTGGTGTGGGAACAGATGTATCTGTTGATTCGTCAACCATCATTAGAGATTTAACTTCGGAAAATAGAGTAGATGCAATTGATACTTTTGATTTAGTTCAGGATGTTGATGTTTTATCAAATCCACTTAGATCAAAATTTATTACTTTTGAAAATAAACGTCTTTCTAATTTCTTTGAGTGTTCTACAAATAGAGTTTTATTGATTGATGATATATCAGAATTATTTAAAGAAGCAACAAATAATGCAGATACAAGTGGTAAATTAGATCTTACAAGTTCATTTGATAGATTTTTAATTCAAGCAAGAGTTCCTGCAACAGGAACTACAGATGAGATTCTTCAAACAACAGAATTAATAACATCTATAGATTTCATTGATTCAGATATAGTTACGATTCAAAAAGGGTCTATGGGAACAGAATCTGAATTAGTTGATATTGTTGGAAATCAACAAGAAGATGGAAGTTTTGCACTTGAATTTTTACCTACAAATATTTTTGAAAATGATCTGGATATTAAGATTTTACAACAAACATTTTTACCAGGAACTGGAATAGGTAAAACCTCTCTTGGGTTTGTTGATTTAGAGGGAAGAAATGTAAATGTTTCATCATCTACTACATCCACTATTATATCATCCAATATTTCTGATATTGATTCTTACTTTGCAACAATTGAAGTTAATGATACTTTTGCCAATGAAAGAAATATTATAGAACTCTATCTAACTCATGACGGTACAAATTCATATATATCAAATTATTCTTTAGAAACAAATACTGATTTATCAATAGGAACATTCACTTCAAATCTTAACTCAAATATTTTATCTTTAGATTTTGAAAATGACAGAACTAATTCAATTTTAGTTAAATCAAAAATTGTTGGTTTTGGTAAAACATCATCTGGTATAGGTACATTTAGATTTAAAGAACAAGATCAACCAGATGGTTCAGAAAATTCTGCAAGATTAGAATCTAATTTTGTAAGTATTGCTTCAACTGGTGTTATAGCAGGATTTACAACTGTAAAAGATTCTACAGTTAAAAGTATAGTAAGAGTATCAATAGGAGAAACAAGTGCTTTACATCAGATTTTAATGACTCATGATAATGATAATACTTTCGTAACACAATATCCATTCATATCAATAGGATCAGAATCTGGAATTGGAACATTTTCATCTGAATATAATGGATCAAATCTTAATTTAAAATTCCATCCAGATTCTTCATTTATTGGGGTTGGTGATTTGCAGATACAATCTTACAATGAAATTATTAATACAGATTTAGATTTAATAAATTTAACTCCAATTTTAAATTATGGTAAAACTAATGAATCCTTATCTCTTTTACAATTTGATGCTTTGAATAGTAGTAGGGCAGATACTTTAAGTTTTCCTATAAAAAATAACAATAATCTTATATTTTCTAAATTCTTTAATCCATCAAGATCTGTTAATCTTTCTACAGGAGAATTCACTATTACTAACAATTTCTTCAATAGAAATGAAAGATTAATTTACAAACCAGGATCTTCAATTGAGGGTGTGGGAATCTCATCATTAGTAATGTCAAACGGTAACCCTTTACCAAGTGAAGTATATGTAGTTTTACCTTCAGGCACAACCAACTCACCTATATTTCAATTATCAACAACTAAAGGAGGATCTCCTATCACATTTAATTCTGTTGGATCAGGAAATAGGCATCAATTAACTATGTTTAAGAGAAATGAAAAAACTCTAATAACTCTTGATAATGTAATACAATCTCCAATAACATTTACTCCAATAACAACAACATTATCTGGAAATGTTAGTGGTCAGGTATCAATATCAACTACGATATTATCTTTAGCAGGAATTTCATCAATAGTCATTAATGATCTATTAAAAATAGATGATGAAATTGTAAAAGTTAATAATGTTGGTTTCGGTACCACAAATGTAGGACCAATAACAAATACTGGAGTTTTAAAATTAGTAGATGTTACTAGATCCGTTGTTGGAACATCTGTATCTACTCATACAGATTCGACTTTAGTTAGATTATTTAAAGGTGGGTATAATATTGTTGATGAAAGAATATTCTTTACAGATCCACCTAGAGGAGCAGGTATTACTGAAAAGAATGATTCTAATAGAGAACAATTAAGATCATCTTTTACTGGAAGAGTATATCTACAACAAGATTATTCTTCAAATGCAGTTTTTGATGATGTTTCAACTGAATTTACAGGAATAGGTAAAACCTTTACAGTATCAATATCAGGAGTAAATACAACTGGTCTTACCACAGGAAGCAGTTTTGTTACCTTAAATGGAGTATTTCAACCCCCAACAACACTTAAAAACCCAGATAATAATTATGAGTTTGTAGAATCTGCAGGAATAACAAGTTTTGTATTTAGTGGAATATCATCATCTGATGGAACTCAAATTATTAGTGATTCTGATGTGAATCAAAATCAATTACCAAGATCTGGACAGATTATATCGATTGGATATACTGGTGGACTAGGAATCGCTCCTTTAGCTGGTGCTGCTGTCACTGCTATATTAGGTGTTGGGGGTTCAATCACTGCAGTTGGTGTAGGCACTAGAGATTTCCATGGATCTGGATATCGTCCAGAACTAAGTGAAACTGGGAATGGTATCATCAGTATTGGTGTTACTGATAGTGTTGGATCTGGTGCTACTATCACCGCAACTGTCGGTATTGGTGGAACTTTAATTTTCTCTGTTGTTGGTGGTGGAACAGGTTATGCAAATCCAATAATAATACCACCTTCACCAACATACGAAAATTTACCTGTAGTTGGAGTTTCTAGAGTTGGTTTAGGCACTACTACTGATACTGGAATTGGGTTACTTTTAAATATTGAAGTTGGGGGTAGTAATACAACTGGTATTGGTTCTACTTTATTTGAAGTTAAATCATTTGATATTACAAGAACTGGTTATGGATTTAGAAAAGGTGATGTATTTAAACCAGTAGGATTAATTACCGATAAGTCTCTATCCTCACCATTAAGTGAAATTGAATTTACTGTAAATGAAGTATTTACTGATAGTTTTTGCTCTTGGAATGTGGGAGAATTTGATTATATTGATTCAATTAGAAATCTTCAAGACGGAGTTAGAACTAGATTCCCTCTTAATTTCAAAGGAGAACTAGTTTCATTTGAATCTAGAGCAAATTCAAATATTGATATGCAGGCTCTTATATTAATATTTGTGAATGGTGTGGTGCAAAATCCTGGAGAGGCTTATATATTTGATGGTGGAACATCTTTCCAATTTACAGAACCACCAGATCAAAGTGATAATGTGGTTATATTTTTCTTTAAAGGAACAGATAATGTTGATGTAACTTTTGTAGAAGCTAATGAATCTGTGAAAGTTGGAGATCAAATACAATTACTAAAAAATAGTGATATTTCCAATGAAGATCAAAGTAGAAGAGTCATAGCAGGTATAGTAACATCAGATTTAATTGAAACAAATGTGTATTTTGAAGAGGGAATTAATTCTCAAGTATCAAAACCATTGAGATGGATAAAACAAAAAACTGATAAATTTATTAATGGTGAGTTAGTAACTAAAGTAAGACCTTTAATAGAACCTCTAATATTCCCAGAATCTAAGATAATTAAAGATTTTTCAACAAGTGATCAAGATTTTTATCTTGATAGTATCGGACTTGGAACTGATTCTTCTACCACACAGTTCTTCTATGAAAGTCCAAATGATATAGGTGTACTAGTTGTTGATGAGTCAATAACACCAAGAGCAGCTAGTTTATCTGCTGTAATTTCTGTTGGAGGAACAGTACAATCTATAACAGTAAATGATGGTGGCGAAGGGTATGTAGGGACAACAACATCAATTTCAGTTGGTGTACCAACCACAGGTATTAATACACATGTTGCAACAGCAATAGGTAATATAACAAGTGGTGTTATAACTTCAGTAACAATTAATGATGGAGGTATTGGATATTCCACATCAATCGTTCCACATGTAATAGCACCAGTTCCAACAACTCCACATGAATTGATAACTGGATTCACTGGATCAAGTGGATTTAGTGGTATAGTTACCTCAATAAATGTATTGAGTAGTTCTACTATAAAATTCTTCTTAGAAAAAGAATCTGGAACATTTACTGGATTGTCAAATGGAGATCCAATTTACATATTTGATACTGCGGTTGGAGCAGGTGTTACCTCTGTTGTAACAGCGACAGGTGCTCCTGTGGGAATCGGAACATCATTCTTTGACAATATATACTTGATTAGTTCATATAGCACTACTTCAAACACAGCAGAATTTGTTGCTGGTGTAAAAACAGATACCTCGTTAACAGGTATTTCAACTAGTGGTATATCTGGTAGGTTCTCTTGGGGTAAACTAACTGGTGGTACTAGAAATCCAGTGGCTGCAGATCGAATATCGGTCACTATTTCTGGAAAAACTGTAAACTCTGGTTTATCGACTTTTCCAACTATACAGAGAAGAAATTCTGGTATAAGAAATACAGGTGCATTGCTCGATAATAGTAGACCAGATTAAAGACAACTAAACCTAGTATAAATATAAGAAAAAAACCATAGAATATAAAAAATGTCGGCAATTGTAACAGATCAATTTAGAATTAATAACGCAGGTAATTTTTTAGGAGATGTAAATAATACCGCAAATTCATATTATGTTTTTGTTGGATTATCAAATCCATCTGTTGTTAATAACCCAAATGCGTTTGGTAGAAATGAAAGTGATGCACAATGGAATGATCAATCCACTAGAAAAAGTCCTGTTGATAGTATTAATTATTTGAATCATGTTAGAGATACAATGATTTTTGGTAAAAAAATCACATCTGACAATATTAGAAGGGTTGTAAGAAAAATAAATTGGGTTAAGGATACTACTTATGACATGTATCGACATGATTATAGTTCATCCAATAAAGCACCTAATGGTCAAACAGCAAGATTGTATGATTCTAATTTTTATGTAATTAACAAAGATTTTAATGTTTATATTTGTATCGACAATGGATCATCAGGTATAAACACAACGGGTAATGCATCTTTAAATGAACCAACATTAACTGGATTAGAACCATTTAGAGCAACTGGTGCTACAGATGATGGGTATCTCTGGAAATACTTATTTACAGTTCCTCCAAGTGATATTATAAAATTTGATGCTACAGAATTTATACCATTACCTAATAATTGGGCAACATCGACTGATAGTAATATTGCTAATGTAAGAGATAATGGAAATTCTGATATTAGTAATAATCAAATTAAAAAAATATTTGTTGAAGATGGTGGCACTGGATATAAAAATGCTGGCGATGATGGTTTTGAAGTCAAAATTGTAGGTGACGGTACTGGTGGAAGAGCAGTAGTTGAAGTGGGAACAGATACTAAGATTAGTGATGTGCAAGTATCAGTTGGAGGAAAAGGATACACTTACGGAATACTTGATCTAACGGATATACAACCAACCTCTCCTAATGCAAAACTAATTCCTATCATACCACCTTCAAAAGGACATGGGTCTGATATTTACAAGGAATTGGGTGCAGATAGAGTTTTAATTTATGCTAGATTTGATGATTCTACAAAGGATTTTCCAATAGATACTAAATTTGCTCAAATAGGTATCGTTAAGAATCCAACTTCAATAGGTTCAACCGAAATATATAATCAAACTCAGTATTCATCAGTTAAATCATTATATCTAAATACATTTCCATCTTCTTCAGATGTTAAAATAGGGGATATAATTGAGCAAGATGTCAAAACTGTAGGCACTGGTAGCACTATTGGAAAGGTGAGAGGTTATGTAACTTCTTTTGATATTATATCAGAAGATTCAACTAATAAAATAGCAGTTCTTAAGTACTATCAAGATAGATCATTATACTTCAATTCTACTACAGGGGACCAACAAGATACTACTGGTATTAGCAGTATTTCAGGTGCTAATGGTCAAATATATGATTTTTCTGATCAGGGTGCAATAACTGGAACTGATGGCACCAGCACTTATACTATTGGTATTAATACTTCATTTAGCGGTATCACGACGAATCCAACAGGAACTAAGGTTATCGATTTAGGTGTAGAATTTAAAGATGGTATAGCACAATCTGAGATAAATAATCAGTCAGGTGATATTATCTACCTAGATAATAGGCAGTTGATCACTAGAGATAGTAGACAAAAAGAAGACATTAAAGTTATCCTGGAATTCTAAAACATGTCACAGAAAACAAATTTAAATATAAGTCCTTATTATGATGATTTTAATGAAGACAATAATTTTTACAAGGTTCTATTTAAACCAGGTAGACCTGTTCAAGCTAGAGAGTTAACCACTCTTCAATCAATACTCCAGAATCAAATAAAATCCTTTGGAAATCATGTATTTAAAGAAGGATCAATGGTGATTCCTGGTGGTGTTTTATATGATAATGAATACTATGCAATAAAATTAGAATCAGAACACTTAGGTCTTCCAATATCTCTTTATCTTGATCAATTAAAGGGTAAAAAACTAAAAGGACAAAATTCAGGTATAGAAATTTTAGTTAATGATTGTAAAACATCAAGTGATTCAACTGATATTACAAATACTACAATTTTTATAAAATATTTAACAGGAAATGGTGATAATTCAGTATCAAATTTAGATGATGGTGAACCTTTAATAACTTTAGAAGATCTAACTTATGGAAACACTACAATCTCTACAGGTGAAAGTGTAGCCACATTGGTGTCTACAAACGCCTCAGCCGTGGGTAGTGCAGTAAAAATGAATGAAGGTGTATATTTCATTAGAGGAACCTTTGTAAGTGTTCCTGCAAGCACCATAGTATTAGATCCATATTCAAATAATCCATCATATCGAGTAGGATTAAATGTTACAGAATCAATTATATCATCTAATGAAGATTCCTCATTATTTGACAATGCAAAAGGATTTTCTAATTTTGCAGCACCTGGTGCTGACAGATTAAAAATCACAGCAACTTTATCAAAAAAATCTCTAACAGATACTAATGATATTGATTTTGTAGAATTAATTAAGGTAAGAGAAGGAGAACTTAAAAAATTACAAGATTTTTCTGTATACAATGAATTAGAAAAATATCTAGCTGCTAGAACATTTGAAGAATCTGGAAATTATTCCTTAGATAATTTTGAAGTAAAGGTTGCAGATTCTTTAGACACTGGACTTTCAAATGGAGGAATATTTAAGTCTAATGAAGTTACTGAGCAGGGTAATACTCCATCAGATGATTTAGGTTGTCTGGAAGTAAGTTCTGGAAAAGCATATGTAAAGGGTTTTAGAATTAATCAACCTGGAACAAAAATTATAGATTTTGATAAACCTAGAGATAAAGAAAATATTTCGAGTGCTTTAGTTCCTTTTGATATGGGAACCATATTAAGAGTTAATAATGTAAAAGGAACACCTGATGTAGGCATAGGAAACACTAGTGTTATAAGTTTATTCTCCAGAAGAAGAGACGAACCAATATCAGGTGAATATGAAATAGGAAAAGCAAGAGTATATTCATTCGGATTAAGAAATAGTCCATATGAAGATGCTTCAAGTCAATGGAATCTTCATTTATTTGATGTTCAGACATATACTTTTATTACTTTAAACACGCCTTTAACAGCAAATATTAGTTCTTTTGTTAGAGGTGATAGTAGTGGTGCCACAGGATTTATTAATGCTTCGGTGTCAGGTGCAAACGAGATTGTTCTATCTCAAACATCAGGTACTTTTATTCCTAATGAAAAATTAATTATTGATACTAGTAATGGAGAAACATTTAGATCTATTGCAAGTGTAAGAGCGTATGGAATCCAAGACATAAAATCAGTATCTCAATCTACATCATCAATATCTTTTGAAGCTGATACAATATTAGAAACAACCAGAATACAATCAGTACAATCTTTCAACAATAGTATAATTACCTCAAGTGATGGTGTAACTGGATCTATAACATCTCCTGGTAATGCATTTAGTGGTATAAAAACAGATTCTATCATACAATACCAAACTGCAGGAACTTCTGATATCAGTTTCAATAGAGTTACTGCCATTAGTCCAGATTTAAAAACCTTAACTGTTGCTGGAATCGCAACTGTTGCTGGAGTAAATGATGGTTCAGTTGGTATAAACACCTCATCTTCAATTTCATTAGCAACACCTACTGTAGTTGATAATGAAAATACTGGATTATATTCAAAATTAACTGCTGAAAATATATGTGAGGTTAATTTAGGAAATTCTACATTGACAATTTCAGCACAAGCAGCAGTTTCTAATCTTAATGGTGCTAATTCTACTACACAGGACATTCCTGCAGGAATAAGTAGTTCTTTTTATACTAATTTTGATACTCAAAGATATTCTTTAGTTTATGGTGATGGAGTAATAGAACCATTGACAAGAGATCAATTTAAATTAGTTGATGGTGGATCGAGAGTGCAACTTAGTGGACTAAGTAGAAATTACAATGGAAATGCGATAATTAATGTCACAGTAGAAAAACAAGGAATTGTAAGTAAATCAAAGCAATTTACAAGAAGTAATAAATTTATTGTCAATAAAACAAAAATTGGTGTATCTACTAGTACAAATGGACTAACATTTAATCAATATTACGGATTGAGAATAGAAGATAGGGAAATATCATTAAATGTTCCTGATGTTGTCAATATTGTTTCTGTTCTAGAATCTCAAGATGAGAATGATCCTACTCTTGATAGACTTACAACAATTTCTGGTTTATCTTTAAACACAAATACCGTTGTTGGTGAAAAGATAATTGGACAAGATAGTGGAGCAGTCGCTCAATTAGTCACCAGAGTAGACGGTGAGAATGTTGAGATTGCATATTTTACAGATAATCAATTTACATTAGGTGAGTTGGTAACATTTGAAGAGTCGAATATTGAAACCACAGTTCAAGGAATTACTCTTGGAAATAATACAAAAATCACTGAAAAATATTCTTTAGACAAAGGACAAAGAGAGCAATATTATGATTATTCAAGAATTGTTAGGAAACCAACCATAAGTGCTCCATCAAGAAGACTTTTAGTAATCTTTAATTCCTATGTTGTTCCATCCACAGATAATGGTGATGTATTTACAGTTAATTCTTATGATCAAGATAGATTTACAAGTGATATACCAATCTTAGAAAATAATTTAAGGTCTACAGATACTCTTGATTTTAGACCTAGAGTAACAAGTACTGTGAATGCTACTTATTCACCATTTGCGTTTACTAGTAGATTTTTCTCAGGAAGTCCAATTAATTTTGTAGTTGCTCCACAAGGTGAGTCTAGGTTAGGGTATAGTTATTTCTTACCTAGAATTGATAAGTTAATTCTATCTAGTGGAGAGGACTATGAAGGTGATTTTGCAGTTCTAAAAGGCATATCTTCACTCAATCCAAAACCACCAGCTTTAATTGATGGTGCAATGCATATTGCTACAATTAATCTTCCAGCATATCTTTATAATTCAGATGATGCTGAGATTAGATTAATTGATAATAGAAGATATACCATGAGGGATATCGGAAAATTAGAAGATAGGATAGAAAACTTAGAAGTAATAACCAGTCTAAGTTTATTAGAAATAGACACAAAAACTTTACAAATTAAAGATATAACTGGTGATAGATTTAAATCTGGATTTTTTGTAGATGATTTTAAAGATGCTCAAAGACTTGATTTAGATAATCAAGATACTAAAGTTAGTATTGATTCTGAAAATGAAGAGATGCTTTCTCCAGTAGATTTCTTTTCTATAAAACCACTATTGGGTGTATCTGAAAGTATTGATATTAATTCTGCCGATTTTTCACAAAATTTAGAATTATTAGATCCAAATGTACAAAAAACAGGAGATTTAATAACTTTAAAATACACTGAAGTAAAAAGTGATATTGGTAATTCACAAGCAAGTAGAGTTGAAAATGTAAACCCATACGAAGTTGTTGTTCGTGAGGGTAGAATAACTTTAAATCCATCAGAAGACAACTGGACAAGAGTTGTGGAAATTGATGGAGGCACAAGAACTATTCTTGGAGATACTGAAGGAACATCAACTGAAAGAATATTAAGTTCATCAATACCCGAACCATTTATAAGATCTAGAAATGTTGGATTTAGTGCGTTAAATTTAACGCCAGGTGTCAGACATTATCCATTCTTTGAAGGAAGGAGTGGAATTGACATTGTTCCTAAATTATTGGAAATCTCTATGGTCTCTGGTACATTTTCTACAAGTGAAACTGTTATCGGAACATTTGGTCAGGGAAATCAATTAATCTCATTCAGATTAGCACAACCAAATCATAAAACAGGAACTTATAATGATCCTAGCACAGTATTTCAAAGTAATCCATATGATACAACTTTGAATTTAGGATCTTTTTACACAGAATCTTCGGTTATATTGAATGTTGACATTGCTTCATTATGTCAAGATGCTCAAGGTGAGTTTTTTGGTAGAGTTGTGAAGGATTTGAGATTAGTTGGTCAAACAAGTGGTGCAATTGCAACCATCACAGATGTAAGATTAATACCAGATTCATTTGGATCAGTTTATGGTGCGTTCTTCTTTAGAGATCCAAATACTTCTCCACCACCACCTTTAAGATTTACAAATGGGACTAAATCATTTAGATTAACTTCAAGTGTCATCAATGCAAATCCTGTAGCTGGAGATGAAGGAATTGGTATAACTCGTGGAGATGCAAGATATGTAACAAATGGAATAATTAATACGTTTACATCAACCACAACGATAGTTCGTCGTCCACCACCACCTCCTGCACCAGTAAGACAAAGAAGAATTGATCCATTAGCACAATCATTTACTGTAGATGAGACGGGAATGTTCTTATCATCATTAGATTTATTCTTCTTCGAAAAAGATGATAATGTCCCTTTAACTGTTCAAATAAGAACCGTAGAATTAGGAACCCCAACAAATGAATTGATTTATGATTTTGCTGAAGTAGTTTTAGATCCAACTCAGTTAGATTCTAGGGGAGAATCAATTATAAAAACATCCACTGATGCTTCATTACCAACTAGAGTTACTTTCCCCTCTCCAGTATACTTAGAATCTGATAGGGAATATGCTATTGTTATTCTAGCACCAGCAACAATCAAATATAAAGTTTGGATTGCTCAAATGGGTGAAGAAACTATTGAGACTCAAACACTTGGAGTTGATCAAGGATCAAAGAGTATTGTTACTAAACAATATCTTGGTGGAAGTTTATTCAAATCTCAGAATGGAACTATTTGGACAGCAACTCAAACTCAAGATTTGAAATTCAACTTATATAAATGTTCATTTGTAACTACACCTGGTTCTCTTACATTATTCAACTCTGACTTATCAACTAGTGATTTAGTTAATTCTAGATTACAGGATAACTCATTAAAATCATACCCAAGAAAGTTAATAGTTGGTATTAATACAACTACTGCTCTAAGTAGTACAATATCGGTAGGAACAAAAGTATCAGCATCTAATGTTTCACCATATACAAACTCTACAGATGCGAAAGGATTTGTAGAAAAAATTGGTGCACCAATAGCAAACTTAACAATACCTACCTCAGGAACTGGCATTGGAACTGGATATGATGATAGTAATACACCATATACGGTTAACTTTTATTCTATTACAGGACAAGGTACAGGAGCGACTGGAATCGTAACAGTTAGTTCAGATGGTTCGATTAGTGCTGTATCAATTGCATCAACTGGTAACGGATATGCGGTAGGTGATGTTTTAGGAATTACTACAGCAGATGTAGGAAATGCAGGAACTGATGCTGAAGTAACAGTAACTAGCACATTTGGAATAGACACTTTATATCTAACAAATGTTCAAGGTGAAAAATTCAATGATGCTAGAAGATTAGTGTATTATACCGATATTGTAAATAACACAATAGTTGATTCTGGAGTTGATGTAAGAAATGATTCATCAGTTAATGGTGATTTATATTCTGGAAATATTCTTGAAGTTAATAACTCTAACCATTCAATGAATTCAATTCAAAATGTTGTACAAATTGATGGTGTAAAATCAGATACTTCTGGAATTTTATTAACAGCAGATGTCAATTCAACAGATACTATCATTTCAGTTGCAAATACAACACCATTTGCTACCTTTGAAGGTATATCAACTAGTTCTGGGTATGTTCAAATTGGAAAAGAAATTATTTTCTATAACGGAATTGGAGTTGGTAACTTATCAGTTGGGGAGAGAGGATTTGGTGGTTCACCAAAAGATTTCCACTTTGTAAATGATCAGGCATTTAAATATGAGTTCAATGGTATATCACTAACAGGTATTAACACAACTCATAATGTACCAACTAATTCAACCTTACAGTCGTTAAAAACAAGTGATAGTTATTTCTTAGAGATTAATAGAGGTTCAGGAAGAGCAAATTTACTTGATAGATCAAGTGGAGTAAATCAAGTTAGTTTCACGGATGAAAAGATTGGAGGAGCAAGTCAATCAGTAGCTACTCAAAACTTCCAATATGATGCATTTATTCCTTCATTTAATGTAATGGTACCAGCACCAACAACAACAGTTTCAACTCAACTAAGATCAGTTTCTGGAACAAGTGAGGGTGGTTCTGAAATATCATTTGTAGATAAAGGATTTGAAAGTGTTGAATTTAATCAAATTAATAGATTATCTTCACCAAGATTATTATGTTCTGAACCAAATGAAGATTCTAGATTAGGTAGTTTACCTAGAAATAAATCAGTTACACTTTTAACTAGATTTAGTACAAATGATCCAAATCTATCACCTGTACTGGATACGATGAATGGTGCATTTAGATTCTTAAGGAATAGATTAAATAAACCAATATCAGATTATGCAACAGATACTAGATCAAATAATATATCAGGTGATCCACATGCCACTTGCTATATTTCACAAAAAGTCAATTTAAAACAAGCATCAACATCATTAAAAGTATTAGTAAGTGCTTATCGACATGAATCAGCAGACTTTAGAGTTTTATATCGATTATTCAAAACTGATTCAGATCAAATAGAACAATCATATGAACTATTTCCTGGTTTTGACAATCTAAGGAATGTTGGTATTGATAAGATTGTTGTTGATCCTAGATTTAATGATGGAAAACCTGATGTATTTGTTCCAGCAAGTCAAGAGGATGAGTTTAGAGAGTATGAATTTACTGTGGATGATTTGGATGAATTTGTTGGATTCCAAATTAAGATTGTATCTAGTGGAACAAATGAGGCATATCCTCCAAGATTCAAGGATTTAAGAGTTATCGCATTAGCATAGTGATTCCAGTTAAAGGACATAAACATCTCTTTAGAGATGAAAGATCGGGTGCAATAATAAACACTGACACCCAAAGTTACCTGCAGTACAAAAAACTGCAGGAACAAAAAAATATTCAAGAGAATGAAATTCAAAGATTAAGAAATGAAGTTGATGAACTTAAGTCATTAATATCAGGATTAATCAATAAATCCTCTTAGATATAAATATTTAAAACCGTATTGACTAATAATGGCAGTATATGTATCCAATATCACGATAGAGCAAGGGTTTGACTTTGATACTTCCTTTCAGTTGGAGGATACTCGTACCAACGAATTTTTAGATTTAACTGGAGCATCTACATCAGGAATGCTTCGAAAACACTCAGCATCTAAAACTAATGTTGCTTTTGCAACTACGATTGCTAATGCTGAGACAGGTGTAATTTCTATATCCCTTTCTGCTTCAAATACAGTGAACTTGAAACCTGGTAGATATGTCTATGATATTAAAATATTGACAGTTAATGGTCGGGAATACAAAGCCATAGAGGGTTCAGCACTCGTTAGATCTGGAGTAACAAGGTAATGACAACCATAAATGATAGAATTGGTTCACAAAATGTAATTAGAGTATTATCTAATGCATCAGCACCTCCTACAAGATTAAATAACTTAAGTGATGTTAATTCAACAAGAAAAACTGAAGATGGTTTAATACTAGTATGGGATACAACAACTGAAAAATTTGTTTTAACCGATGAAATTGATAGTGCCAACCTAATTGTAACTGGTATTTCATCTTTTTCTAATACAACTAACTCCACAAGTTCAACAACAGGAGCAGTAAAAATATCTGGTGGTGTAGGAATAGTTAAAAATTTAAATGTAGGGGGAGATCTTCAGGTTACAGGTCTATCTACATTTAATGATGTCACTAGATTTAAAGGAAGCTATGTTAGTGTAGATAAAATTCTTATAGCTGAAGATTTATTCGCTTCGGAACAAGTCATAGGTGTATCAACTGGAGTATTTGGAAGTCTTAAAGTTTGGGAGGGTGGTAGTCAAGTTGAGGTTATAAGTTCTACTCGCCAATTAAAAAATATTGTTTCTTTAGATGCAGTAACAACATCTACAATAGAAACAGCAATTTCAAATGCTCCGAATACCTTTACTGATCTCAATGTTAGTGGAATTTCTACTTTTATTGGAATTGCAACTTTTGCTTCTGGTATAGTTGTTGACGCTGGAATATCTACATTCAACAATGCGATAGATGCAAAGAGTGGCGTATTGGCATCTACACTAATTGTTACTGGCGAAACAAATAGTGGCACAATAAAAGCTGGTAATCTAACTGCGGGTCGTGTTGTTTATGTTGGATCTCAAGGATTACTTCAAGATAATGCTAATTTAATATTTGATGGTGGTCTACTAACATTATCGGCTAGTTTAAATGTATCTGGTATTACAACATTTGCTGGTTTAGTTGATATTAATGCAGGTGGTCAGGCAAATACATTTAAAGTTGAAGATTTAACTAGTGGTCGTGTTGTTCTTGCTGGCACTGGTGGAGAGATAGAAGATAGTGGTAACTTAACATTTAATGGAAGTTTACTCACTGTTACAGGAAACCAGAATGTAACTGGAACACTAACTGCTGGATTGATTGATGGAGGCTCGTATTAATGGCAAAACCAACCACTAGACAGGAACTAGTTGATTATTGTTTAAGACAACTAGGTGCACCTGTTCTAGAAATAAATGTAGATGACGATCAAATTGATGATTTAGTTGATGATGCTATTCAGTATTTCAACGAGAGACATTTTGATGGTGTTGAGAGAATGTATTTGAAGTATCAAATAAGTGAAGATGATATTAAAAGAGCAAGTGGAAGTGGAACAGATGGTGTTGGAATAGTTACAACAACAGGAACCGCAAATGTAAGTGGAATTGGAACAATAACCTCTAATTTTTACGAGAACTCTAATTTCATTCAAGTTCCAGATTCTGTTGTAGGAATCGAAAGAATATTCAAATTTGATACAAGTTCAATATCGGGTGGAATGTTTAGTATTAAATATCAGTTATTTTTAAATGATCTTTATTACTTCAATTCAGTTGAGTTACTTCAATATACAATGACGAAAAGATATTTGGAAGATATTGACTTTTTATTAACCACAGATAAGCAAATAAGATTTAATAAAAGACAGAATAGATTATATTTAGATATTGATTGGAAAGCACAATCAAAGGATACTTTTTTAGTTATTGATTGTTTTAGAGCATTAGATCCTACACAATTTACAAAAGTTTTTAACGATAGTTTCTTAAAAAGATATTTGACACTGTTAATTAAAAGACAGTGGGGATTGAATATGATGAAATTTAGTGGAACTCGATTACCAGGTGGAATTGAGTTGAATGGTAGACAGTATTATGAGGATGCAGAGAGAGAATTGGCAGACATAAAACAAAGAATGTCTCTCGAATACGAGTTGCCACCTCTCGATTTTATAGGATAGTGACACATGGCATTAAATCCCTTCTTTTTACAAGGATCTAAAACCGAACAATTTTTACTGCAGGATGTAATTAATGAGCAGTTAAAGATTTATGGTATAGAGGTATTTTATTTACCTAGAAAAATTTTCAAAAGTGATAATATTATTCGAGAAGTTCAATCATCAAAATTTGATGATTCTTTTGCTATAGAGGCATATTTGAATAACTATGAGGGTTATAATCCAAATAGTGATTTAATGACTAAATTTGGATTAAGATTAACAAATGAAGTAAGTTTAACAATATCAAGAGAACGATTTGAAGAATTTATAGCACCATTTTTAGAAGGTCTTTCATCAGGTATTAAAGATGGTTTTATAACTGATTATACTTTTGAAGATTTAATTAATCGACCAAAAGAAGGTGATTTAATATATTTTCCTCTTGGAGAGAGATTGTTTGAAATTAAGAGAGTTGAATCTGAAAAACCATTTTATCAGTTAGGAAAAAATTATGTATATGAATTAAATTGTGAGTTATATGAATATGAGAATGAACTTATTGATACTACAATTGAAGAAGTTGATAACACTGTTGAAGATGAAGGATATATTACAACTGTTAATTTAGTTGGGTCTGCAACCACAGCAACAGGGACTGCTGTAGTTGGTGGTACTGGAATGATTGGATTTATATCACTAATAAATGATGGTTTTGGATATAGGACTGCACCATCAGTTGAGATATCACCTCCACCATCTGGAGAACAAGCAACAGCTGTTGCTATCACAACATCAAGAGGTGGTGTTAAATCTCTAAAAGAAATAAGATTATTAAATCCTGGTTCTGGATATGATGCAAACAATCCACCATTAATTATTTTAAATGGTGGTGGTGGTGCTGGTGCAGCAATTACATTTGGAATTGTTGATAGTGGTATTTCAACAATATCTTCACTTGTTAAAGGTAAGGGATATTCTGTCACACCTACGATTACATTTACTGGATCAACTGGTATCGGTGGTACAACTGCAATAGCAACAGCTGTTCTTGATGACAATGGTTCAATAGATAGAGTTGATTTCAATAATGTTGGTTCAGGATACACGGTTGCTCCAACAATAGAATTTTCTGGTATTTCTACAACTGGAGTTGGAACATATATCTATAATGAAATTGTTACTGGTTCATTATCTGGAACAACAGCAAGAGTTAGAAACTTTAAGATACGAGATGATATAAGTCAATTAAATCCACCAGTTGAACTGCAAGTATCTCTAAATAGTGGAAGATTTAGTGCTGGAGAGGTGATAGTGGGATCTATCTCATCGGCTAGATATGTTGTAGATTCTTATGACGATAACAGTTTTAATGATCCTTTTGATTCAAATGAAGAAATAGAAACTGAGTCAGATTCTCTACTTGATTTTACTGAGAACAACCCATTTGGAGATTATTGATGTTAGGTACTTATTATTATCACGAAATTATTCGCAAAACGATTATTGGTTTTGGTACATTATTTAATGATATTTTTATCAAACATGAAAATGCTGATGATACTACATTAGATCAAACTAAAGTTGGTCTTGCATATGGACCACAGCAAAAGTTTTTTGCAAAAATTAGAGAACAAGCAAACCTAACAAAAGCGGTTGCTATAACTCTTCCAAGAATGTCGTTTGAAATGACATCAATTCAATATGATGCAACTCGTAAATCTGGTATTACTCAAACATTCAAAGCATCTGACGGAACAAACTTGAAAAAGGTATTCATGCCTGTTCCATATAATATTGGATTTGAACTTAGTATATTTTCAAAATTAAACGATGATGCTCTACAAATCATCGAACAAATATTACCATACTTTCAACCATCTTTTAATATCACAGTTAACTTAGTGAGTTCAATTGGAGAAAAGAGAGATGTTCCAATTGTTTTAGATAACATATCATTTAGAGATGAATATGAAGGAGATTTTACAACAAGAACAGCGTTAATATACACATTACAATTTACAGCAAAGACATATCTATTTGGTCCTGTCTCAGATACTAGTGATGGACTAATCAAGAAAGTTCAAGTGGATTACGCATCAGACACAGCAGCATCAGCAAGAAGACAGATGCGTTATGTTGCTACACCAAAAGCACTTAAAGATTATAATAATGATGAAACCACAACGATTACAGAAGATTTAACAACTACTGAAACTAGAATAAGTGTAACAGCTTCTGCCTTACTTAGTGTTAATGATCGAATTGTAATTGATAGTGAGATTATGAAGATAACACAAATCGTAGATACTACTACTATCATTGTGAAGAGAGGATTTGATAGTTCAATTCCAGCACAACATACATCATCAACAGTTATAAATCTATTAACGACTGCTGATGATGCTGCAATTGTTCCAGGTGATGACTTTGGATTTAATGAATTTGAAACATTCTTTGATGACGGTAAATCATACAGTCCTACAAAACAAAGTGATGTATAATGAATACTATGTCAAGTTACGATCCTATTGATGAAGCATTAAACACTCATACTGAGGTTGAAGCGATTGTGCCTTCAAAGAAGGAGGTTAAATTAGAAAAGAAAGAAAAAAAATCTGAGGATATTGAAAAAGATTATGAATACACTCGTGCTAATTTGTATTCTCTAATTGAAAAAGGACAAGAATCTCTTAATGGTATTCTAGAACTCGCAGGAGAGAGTGCAAGTCCAAGAGCATATGAAGTTGCAGGACAAATAATCAAATCAGTAGCAGACACAACAGACAAGTTATTAGATTTACAGAAGAAAGTAAAAGAAGTAGATGAGGATAAG